TCTCGACACACCACGCACCATCACCGTCCTGCCCGTCACCGCTGGCCAGCGCCCAGAAGCCACCAGCGGCACTCTCGCCGCCGTCCAGACCCAGCTCGACGCCGCAGGCCGCTCCGGTACGGTCCCTGGCGCCGTGGCCCTGCGCCTGGCCGCCCAGCTCGATGCTGGAGGGCATTCGGCGAGCGGTTACTCCGCGCTCGCCCGCCAGCTCCTCGCCGCGGTGACCGAGGCGTGCCGTGGCGCGTCGCTCGAAGGCGACCCGCTCGCCGCGATCCGTGAGCGTAGGTCCCGCGGAGCATGACTCTCGTCGAACCGGCCTACCTGTGGACACCGCCGAGGGCCGGTTCGCTCGCTGAGGACGTCGCTGACCTCTCCGAGACCGTGGGTCGGATCCTCGACCCCGAGCAGATCCTCGCGGTGGACGCGCTCACCTCGGTCGACGAGGACGGTAAGTGGACCTCGCTGAACAACGTGGTCATCTGCCCGCGCCAGAACCTGAAGACGTTCATCCTGGAATGCATCGTCCTTACGAAGCTGTTCGTGTGGGACGAGAAACTCATCATGTGGACGGCGCACGAATTCGCCACCGCCGAAGAATCGTTCAAGCATTTCGACGAGCTCATCGGATCCTATGACCACCTGGCTCGCAGGGTTCGCAGGATCGGCCGGGAGAACGGCGCGGAGGAGTTCGAGCTGCACTCCGGGTCGGTGCTGAGGTTCCGGGCGCGCACGAAGTCCGGTGGGCGTGGGATCTCCGGGGACACCGTGGTGCTCGACGAGGCGTTCGCGTTGCAGGCCCACCACATGGGTTCGTTGATCCCGACCATGTCAGCCCGGCCGAACCCCCAGGCGCTGTACGGGTCGTCCGCGGCGCTCGCGACGTCGACGATCCTGCGGCGCCTGATGAAGTCGGGGCGCGCCGGCGACTGGTCCGGGAGCTACGTCGAGTGGCAGGCCGAACCGGGGTCGTGCGAGCTTGGCGACGGCTGCGACCACGCCCTCGGGACGCCAGGGTGCGCGTGCGACGACATGGAGAGGATCCACCGCGGGAACCCGGCGTACGGCACGCGGATCACCCCGAAGTTCATCCGCGAGGAGCGCGACACGCTCCCGCCGGCGGAGTTCGCGCGCGAGCGCATGGGCTGGGAAGACCCCGACCCGCAGGACGACCGGAAACCCATCACGGTCGAGGCATGGTCCGAGTGCCTCGACATGGACTCGCGGCTCGAGGACGGCGCCGCGGTGTTCCTCGCGGCGGACGTGTCTCCTGGCCAGAAGTCCGCGGCGATCGTCGCGTGCGGACGCCGAGCCGACGGAACACCTCACCTCGAGGTAATCGAGCACCGCGAGGGCGTCACCTGGCTCGTCGATCGGATCGCCGGGATCATCGACCGCCACGAGGTGACCGCGGTGGTGGCCGATCAGAAGTCCGCGGCCGGTGTGCTCGCCCCGGACTTCGAGGCGGCTGAGATCGACGTCCACTGGGTCACGCTCGCCGAGCACGCGGAGGCCTGCGGCTGGCTCCAACGCGCCGTGACCGCCCGGACCCTCGCGTACGTCGACCGGCCCTTGCAACCGATCCTGGCGAACTCCCTCGAGTCCGCTGTGTCACGCGACGTCGGTGACGGTGGCTGGGCGTGGGCGCGACGCAAGTCCGCCGGCGACATCTGCCCGCTGGTCGCCGCGACGCTGGCGCACTGGGCCTGCACCACGAGCGAAGACCTGTCCGGCTACGACCCGACCGAGGGAGTGTTCTGACAATGGACGGAGGCCGAGTGCGCGCCATCCTCGAACGCCTGCGCAAGCATCACACCACCGTCCTCGACCTCGCCGGGCTCGTCCTGATCGTCGCTGCTCTCTGGGTCGTCGCGACCTGGCTTGGCCTGCTCACGGCCGGCGCAGCGTGCCTGGCCGTGTCCTGGAGGACTTCCTCGTGAGTCTGCTGTTCGGCCCTCAGCGCGCACGTTCCGCCGACGGGCTCGCCGGAACGCTCGTCGCGTTGCAGACCGCGCTCCGGATGGGTGGGTCGACGGGAAGCGTCGCGGTCACTCAGCACACCGCGTTGCGCCACTCCGCGGTGTGGGCCTCGCGCAGGCTCCGCGCCGACCTCGTGTCCTCGCTGCCCGCCGGCAGCTACCGGCAGGTCGGCGGGGTCCTGATCGAGATGGCCCCCCCGCAGCTCCTCGTCGAGCCGTCCCCTGGCGTGTCGTGGCCGGAATGGATGTGGGCTTCGCAGTTCGATCTCGACGGGTATGGGAATTGCTTCGGCCTGATCAAGGCCCGTAACGCGCTCGGCCTGCCTACGCGGATCGACCTGGTGTCCGCCGGGGACGTCGGTGTGCGCGTCAAGGACGGCGTGATCGTCGAGTACCGGATCGGCCAGAAGACCTACAAGCCAGAAGAGGTGTGGCACGAACGCCAGTACGCGCCGGCCGGGATGCTGGTCGGCCTGTGTCCCGTGGCGTACGCGGCCTGGTCGATCGGCGCCTACCTCAGCGCGCAGGAGTTCGCCCTGAACTGGTTCGGTGCCGGAGCCGTACCCAGCGGGATCCTCAAGAACACCGAGAAGTCCCTGACCACCCAGCAGGCGTCGGAGGCGAAGCGCACGTTCCGGGCCGCCGCGCAGTCCCGCGACATCATCGTTCTCGACAAGCGCTGGGAATACAAGATGGCCGACGCTGAGTACTCCTCCAGCGCGTTCCTCGAAGAGATGCGCTACGGGGCAGTCGACGTGTGCCGGTTCTTCGGAGTCCCGTCCGACCTGATCGACGCCGCGGTGTCCGGGCAGGCAGTGACCTACGCGAACATCTCCCAGCGCAATCTCCAGCTCCTGACGATGAACCTGGGTCCGGTGATCGTGCGCCGTGAGGCCGCGCTGACCACCGTTACCCCGCGCCCGCGCCGGGTCATCTTGGACCAGGACGCGCTGATGCGGATGGACCCGCAGACCCGTGCCGACGTCCAGGCCAAGCAGATCACCTCACGGATCCTGACTCCGGATGAGGCTCGGGCCGAGAACCAGCGGCGCCCGCTCACGGACGACGACTACGCCCAGTTCGATCGACTGTTCCCGCCCCGCGCAGCGACCAAGCCCACCACAGAGGTAACTCCATGAGCATCGAGCAGCTTCGTGCCGCTGCGGCTGAGGCGCGCGCGACCGGCACACGCCAGCGCGCCGACCGGCCCTCCCAGCGCCGCGCCGCCGAACCCGGCAACGCCCACCGCGGCGCCCCGGCCCGCCTCACCCGCTCCGACATCGTCGACTCCGGCGACACCTTCGAGTTCAACGGCGTCGCGTCCGCGACCGGCAAGCCGTACGAGATGTGGGACATGTGGGGCCCCTACATCGAATCCGTGGACCCCGGGGCGTTCGCCGAGACCCTCGCCCAGGACGACCTCGACGTCCCCCTCGTCCTCCAGCACGACTCCCTCCGCCGGATCGCACGGACAGGCAACACGATCTCCCCGCTGTACCTGTCGGAGACCGACGCCGGGCTCGAAGTTCGGGCGCCGCGGCTCGACGCGACCGACCCGGACGTCGCCTACATCGCGCCCAAGCTCCGATCCGGGCTGATCGACGAGATGTCGTTCGCGTTCCGGATCACTAATGGCTGGTGGTCCGACGACTGGACCGAGTACCGGATCGCCAAGGCCGACATCCATCGTGGTGATGTCGCCATCGTGGGCTACGGCGCGAACCCCCACACCAGCGCCGGGATCCGCTCCCAGGTTCGGGCGCTCGCCAAGCTGACCGGCCGAGACATGTCCACCGAGCAGATGTCCATCGTCCTGGGCCAGTTGCAGGCCGTGGACAGCGTCGTCGACGAGGCGATCGAAGCCCTCGCCGCGGCCCTCGGCGTGCCCAGCCCCGACGTCGACGAGCAGGACGAGCAGCAGCTCGCGCAGAAGGCGACCCCGGTCGACCTCCTCGCGCTGCGCCTGTCCCTCGAGTGCGCCCTGTCCTAACCCCGCCACACCCCACGTTCGCCCTTCCCCGACATGACCGGGGAGGGGGCACAGCCACGCCCCAACGCACGAGCTGACCGGCGCCACGGCCTCGGCACACCGTCTGGACGGGACACGGCACAACCCGACAGCCACGAGAGAAAGGACCCCCAGTGAACTGGGAGGAACTGCTCCGTCAGGCTCGGGCGGCCCTGTCCGCCAAGCTGACCGAGCGCAAGAACCGCCAGGACGCCCTCCTGGCCCTCCGCGGGAGGGTCAACGCCGGTGACACCACCGTCACCGCGGAGGCCGTCGACGCCGCCATCGCCGCCCGCAACGCGTGCGACGCCGAACTCGACGAACTCCGCACCCGCCTCACCGACCTCGAGACCGAGCAGGCCCGAGACGCCGAGATCGACGCGCTCGCCCAGCGCGTCACCCCGACCGGCGTGACCCTGCCCGGCAACGCCCGGTCCATCGAGGTAACCCGCGACGAGCGCACCTACCATCGGAGCAACGACCCCCGCGGTGAGATGTTCCTGCGGGACATGGCCCTGAACTTCATCCACCGGGGCCAGGCCGGAGAGTCCAGCGCGCGCCTGTCCCGGCACACCGAGGAATCCCGCGTCGACCACGCGAACTACCTCCAGCGCGCCGTCGACACCGGGAACTTCGTCGGGCTCACCGTCCCCCAGTACCTGACCGACCTGTTCGCGCCCGTCGCGAAGGCAGGCCGCCACCTCGCGAACGTCTGCCGCCACCACGACCTCCCCGAGACCGGCATGACCGCGTACATCGGTCGTGGCACCACCGGGACTTCCGCCGGGGTCCAGGCCGCTCAGGGCAACGCCGTGACCGAGCAGTCCTACGACGACACGCTCCTGAACATCGCGATCCAGACGATCGCCGGGCAGCAGACCATGTCCCGGCAGTCCATCGACCGGGCCCCCGGGGCGCTGGACATCACCATGGAGGACCTGTTCCGGTCCTTCCACACCAACCTCGACTCCACCCTCATCAACCAGGCCACGACCGGTCTCGGAGCCGTCGCCCCGTCGGTCACCTACACCGACGCGTCGCCCACGGTCCCTGAGTTCTGGCCGAAGATCATCGCGGGGGCCGCGGCGATCGAGGCCGCCCTGCTCGACCAGGCGTCCGGCGACAACGTCGTGATCATGCACTCGCGGCGGTGGAAGTGGATGCAGGCCGCCACCGGCAACGTCTGGCCGTTCCTGGGCCGCCGTGACACCCCGACCCTGAACACCGGGATGTCCGACGACACCCGGTACGCCTCCGACATCCGCGGAAGCCTGCCCGACGGAACGCCCGTCGTGGTCGACAACAACATCGCGACGAACCTCGGCGGAGGAGCCGAGGACGCCACGTTCATCGTCGACCCCAACGAGTGCCACCTCTGGGAGGACCCGAACGCCCCGCTGTTCCTGCGGTGCGAGCAGCCGGCCGCCGCGAACCTCCAGGTCCTGTTCGTCGCGACCGGCTACATGGCCTACACGTTCGGCCGGTACCCCGGCGCGACCGCGCAGGTCAACGGCACCGGAATGACCACGCCCACCTTCTGATCCCAACCGCCACCAGGCGCCCCTGCCCCACCCCGGGGCGGGGGCGTCCTGGGTCGGCAATCCGACACCTCAAGGGAGACCAAACAGAATGAGTGCCGAGTTCCCGACTGCGGCCGAGCTGCGTGCTGCCGCGGCCGAGCGATCCAGGCCGTCCAACCAGGACGCTGCCGCCAAGCGCATCTCCGCGCTCCTGGCCGAGCGTCCCCGGTACGTCCAGCGAGCGGCCGGAGCAGGCCCGGATGCCGAGGCCGCGAAGCTCCGGATCGCTGCCGTCGACGCCGCCAGGCCCAGACCGAGGCCTGACCATGTCGATCTCCCTGATCAGCCTCGACGACGCCAAGACGTACCTGCGCGTAAGCGCTGCTGGCACTGACGCGAGGCTCCAGGAGATCATCCAAGGCGCGACCGAGCTGGCCGAGAAGTACACGGGCAAAACCTTCGTCCAACGCACCTTCACGGACGTCCTGTCCGGCGGCCGGACAACCCTGATCCTCACCCGGCGCCCCGTCATCTCCATCACAAGCGTCACCGAAGCCGCCCGAACCCTCGGCACCGGAGACTGGACCATCGACAAGCCCGCCGGGCTCCTCACCCGCGGCGTGCCCCTCGCACCGTTCCGGTGGCTCCCCGGCCAGGCGAACATCACCGTCACCTACGTCGCCGGCATGACCGATGTCCCGGACGACATCCTCACCGGGGTCCGCAGGCTCATCCGGCACA